TTTTATTTTGATATTTTTCAGGAACAACTCTTTTAACAAACTCTTTAACTTTTACAGGGACTTCATCTGCTGTCCAAAATTCAGGGAAAAATCCTTTTCTTGTTAAAGTATTTAAAAAATAATGAATATCATAGTATCTATTTTGTTCAGGCGTAACATTTATTTTAGATGTCCATTCAGCTTCAACTTTTGAATTTTCAACAATATTTGGAATACATGCAAAATCATAATCCCATAATTTAATTTGAAAACCAATATTAGGCACCACATAATTTTGATTATTTATTTTATATAAATACTTTTTATTATGCGCATCCACATCAATATTATGAATTAAAATATTATTTGCTTTCATATCATTATGTCTAAAGCCAGGATATTTAGCTTGAATAATTGATAAAACTGATAAAATTTGGAAAAAAATTGTTCTCCAATGTTTAGTTTTCATTGATTTATAATTTTTTCTAACATATTCTAATAAATCACCTCCATTTGCCCATTCACTAACTAAAATAGACACATTTTGATAATATTCTCCTTTTTCATATCTTTCAACAAATTGTTCAAATTTTTTGTTATTTACTATATTTGATTTTGTTAGATTTAAAAATGGTTTGATACTGGTATTAAACGTTGTTATTGGTAAAACTATATGAGGGGTTTGTTTATTAATCACAAAATAAGATAATAATCTAATCATTAATAATTCTGTGTTTTCTGGTCTTTTAATATTATACATATCTCCATAATTTTCTTTTTTAGGATATGCAACAATTTTAATAGCATACGGTTGTTTATTTTCATCATTGGGTAGAGGATGAACTCCTTTAAATGTATGACCTGTTGAACCACTTTTAATATAAAGTAATTTACCACCAAGTTCACTAATTGCTTTTCCAAATTCTATATATTTTTTAGGCAACAATTCTCTAATGTCATCAGTATTAGTTGGATATTTAAAAGATTCTGTTGAATTTTTAAAATTAAGTATTAAATCAATATTTCCTTTATTGCATTCTACCATACTTTTAATTGTTTCAATTCTTTCAGGTATTAAATTAAATTTTTTATTTTGTTCACTTTTTTTGTCCATAATTAATTTATATTATATTTTTTTATTATAATAACTTTATGATTTTTTAAATCAATTTATAATTAATTATTTAATATTAATTTCAAAAACTTTTTTGGGTTCGTTTATTTCTAATTCACTTTTTTTAAGTTCGTCCTTATATTTAAAATACGAATGTTTAATCTGTTTGATATCAATTGGTGGTAATTTAGGAATACCCATCCAGTATCTCTTTTTATTTATAAAATCTTGTTCAAATTCTTGAGGATACATATAGATTAAAGAGGATTTTGGATTTATCATTAATTTACCTATATTTGTTGGTAATAAGAAATTTGATTGAGGAGGTAACACAGCTAATAATTGCATATAGGGTTTAAGCGGATTTCCTAATTTAAATTTCATTTTATTTATATTAATTTTATCAAAATATTTGGCTATGTCTGATATAAATGGCGGATGATCAAACGGATAATACCAATCCCACGAAGGACATGTATCAAAATAATATATAGTTACCCATTTTATACCAATTAAATAATGAGTTACTAATTTTTGACTAAACTCTTCTAGTTCTTCTTTTTTTACCCCCCAATAATGTTGATAATATCTTAATCTCCAACTTTCTAAATTATCAGAACCTAGTTGAATTTGGTCTATTATTTTAAATTGTAAATTTTCAATTTTAAAAACTTCTTTTTCATAAGCATCTTTATTACAAATCATTCGTTTTTTACCTTTTGCAAAGTTTTCTCTTAAAATACCTTCTTCTTGTTGACATAGTTTATTAAGAAATCTAGATAAGAACTCATTATTTACTTTGGATAGAGTTTTACTCCTAAGCGCTTTAGTATCATTTAATAAGTATTCTATTTGATTTTTTTCTAAAATCATTTCATTTACTGTTTCAGTCCAATTAATAATTAGACTTTCAATACCATTTTGATGAATGTCTAGAGATGGAATATGTGGTAAAAAGTCATTACCAAGAAAATAACACATAAATATAAAATCATTTACTACTCTAATTGAATCTAAATTATCAAATCCATATATTTTCATTTTTTCATTATTAGTTTTATTATCTTGATCTATTTTATCCGCATTTAAAAGTCCATCTGCTGATTCCATAAGATATTTTTGAATAGTATTTACTATTGATTGTCTCATTATCTTAATACTAACATAATTTAATACTTCTTTGGATTCATTTTTATTAATTTCATTTGCTTCTCTCAGTAAGTAAATTTTATCTGATTCAGTTGAGAGTGCTAAGAATATTAAATCTGCATCTAACCCATAAATTACATACGAATGTTCTTGTTTATTTGTTTGGTTAGTTCTAATAAACTGAAGTAATTTGTGTTCACCTTCAGAAGGTGTAAAACAACTTGAATAAATAATTGGTCTATTTAATGTTTTACCCCATTCAAGTAATCTTGTATGGAGTTTTTCCATAAATAGTGTTCCTGGTGTAACTGCATTATTATTCCAATAATTACCCAAAGGTTTATTATGCTTCTTTTTAATATTATCCCACATAGCCTTATCTGCTACTGATTTAAAACGTCTAGATCTTTGTTGCTTAATTTTAGCAACGGGTGCAACACCATCAATTGCAATATAAACTCCTTTTTTAGGATTTACATAATTAATTATTTTTTCTAAATAATCACAAATATTATTTAACATTTTATGTTCTAATTTTTCAGTTGATGTTAAATCTGGATTATCATCTACTGTCTTAAAACATACAGGATGAACCAAACAATTAGCATCAATTAATAAATAATCAATTGAATTTATATCAGATAATATAGGTTCAATAAATTCATTTGTTATAATGGACCTTTTTATTTGTTCATCTGTTGCTTTTCCATTGTCTTTTAATTTAATTAATTGATTGATATCAGTTAGATTAAGTTTTTCTTTTTGAAAAACGAAACCTTCTTTCTTGTAATTCTTTATTAACCATAAAAAAAATCCAGGTACTCCCATTAGATATAATAGTCTTTAATATATATTAAATTTAATGTTTAAATGCTTGTTTTTTTCACTTTTTATTAGTTAGATTAATATATTTTTATTATCAAACTATGTTTGAGTGCTTTTATTATTGATATCACTAGAGTTTAATATTACTGGTAAATTTATTAGGTTATTATTTATAATATTAAATTGTAATTTAAATTTAGAATAGACTGCCTTTAAAATATTTAGTATCATATTTAAATAAACATTAATGTCTATATCTTGATCTATATCCATATTATTAAGAACAAGTTCAAATCGTAAAACATAATTATTTGTATGTTTAAGAATTTTATATGCATTATAATATTTTGCTTCTGATGTATTTGTATTTAAGTTATCTTTTAAATTATACAATAGTATTTGAAATTTAAATATTAGTCCATCAAATATTGTTTTATGTCCAGAATAATTTTCTTGTTCTTTCCATTGATATTCATTAATTTGGTTGACAAGTTTAAAACTAATTGAATCTTCAGAAAAATAATTTCTATAGTCAATATTTCTAATATATTGAAGAACAAATTTTGGATTAAGTTGATTACTAAAAGGAATATCAATTAAATAATAATTTAAATTAGATAAATTTCTAGCTATTTTTATTTTGATTCCATCTATTGTCTTATAATCTTTAAAAGGATTTTCAATCCATTTAGGATCAGATGTTTTTTCAAATAAACTATATATTTTATAAATGTGTTCTGGTAAAGTTATTTGATTAGGTGATTTATATGCAGTCATTGCTATAATTTAACTTATATAAAAATTGTTTGTAACTAAAAACTTTATATTAGTTATTATAGGATTTGGTTTATATCAAATATTATTTGTCAATACTATATAATGGATAATATCAAAAAAAATTATTCTGATTTCAAAATTGATATTAAAAAAATAAATTTGGAAATAAGTTTAATAAAAAATCCAAGAGTTTTTTTATTTAATCTAGTATCGTGGCGATATGAGCTGACTGATATAAATTTAAGTATTTGTTTAAGATTATTTTTAAAACATCATTCAATAATAGCATTTGAACACAATCTTAAAAAAATATTTAAAGATGAACTATCTGACTATAAAAAAAGTTGGAATGTATTGAAAGATTTTTATAAATTAATGGACAAAAAATTTGCCTTAATATTTATCTTAAAAAAGTGGCATTCAGTATATTCTAATAAAGTATTTTGGAAATTACCAATTGATGAACAAAATGATTATCTACAACTAACTAAAGAACGATTTTTTGGAATTTATGATTGTTCTAAAGGAGGTATACCATATTATGTCAAATTATCTAGTTTACTTAAAAATGTAAATACTAATAGAAATGTATTAATGGAAAATGGAATATGTAGACTTAAAATAATTTTAGAAATGTTTGGTCCAAAATTATTTCAATCTTTAGATATTCCTTTAATATCAATAAAAGACTATTGGAAATTAACAAATGAAAAATTATTAAAATATTTTATTATTATATTTGAAAAATTTTCCGAATTATTAAAGCAAATAATAAGATTATTTAATTCGTACAATTTAATATGTATTCAGATTAAAAATTTACTAAATCCAATCATTGTAAAAATTAATTCAGATTTTATTGATTCAGAAACTGAATGTAAAGATATTAAATTATTTTGTGAAAATTAATTATCAAACATCATTTTAGCTTGTCCTTTATGAACAACTAATAAATCATAACTTTTAGCAATAAATTTAAGTTGAATAGATTTTTTGTCATCAATTAAATTAGTTTTTGTTTTATATATTGTCTTTAAATAATTATGATATTCTGTCACAAATGCAGAATTTAATTCAATTCTATATTGTTTGCCTTTAATATGCCTTAAATTTACTGTACCTGATGGCTGAGTTTCTTCTGGATATAAACTAAAAGAATTATAATAAATACCATCTGGTAAAGTATTATTTAAAAATTTATATGAAAGTAAATTTGTCCAATAATTAAAGTTTACATTTGTAAATATGACATCAAGTTGATTAAAGGTTAATTTTTGAATTAATACAGGGTCTGTTATAAAATATTTATATGTATCATATAATAATTTGATATTTGTACTATTTTTAGTAATTCCATCTAAATATAATTGTGGTTGAATAAACCATAATAATTCCTTACATGGGTAATTAAATGATAATTCACAATCAAAAAAATTTTTATTTCTAATATCAAAAATATCAGTATTAAATCTTTCAATTACATATTCTAATTTTGAAGTAGCAAATTTTGATCTTTCTACATCATCTAAAAAAACAGATTCAGTTACTAATTTAATTTTAGGTGAAGGAATCATACTATAATATTG